AAGACGGCATGCGTGGCCTGCAAGATTTTCAACACGCCCGACCTAATCGCTGGGTCGTCCCGATACTTCACCGGCAAGAAGCGGTCATTTGTCATGATCTCTTCAGCAGCCTGCTGTACATCGGCGATTGGGCGGTTGTAGGCATCCAGGTAATTGTAAACCGCGTTGGCAGCGGTTCGATACTTACCTGGGATCTGGTTTGGCACCAAGTTCGCCACAATAACGAACAAGCGCTTGCCACCGCCACCGGCTCCCGCTACCTCAGCGACCCCATGGAACTTCGTTAAGTTCGGTACGTCCATACCGATCAGAGCACTGGCCCGGCCAGCTTCCGTGGCGTCGGTCGTGATTTTGACGACGCGCTGGCCAACAATATAAGCCCGGCCGACGCCGCCGCCACGCGCCTTGGGTGGCGGGATGGTTGGCTTATGCTTCGATCCGAGATTGACCTGTTCGAGCCACTGGTCAGCATCGACGCCAAGGCTGATAATCCATTCGAGGAAACGCCGCGCGCGCCGACGTTGGCTAAAGTCAGATTCAGGTACCCAGAGTTGATCCGACCAGGTTTGCGGCCAGGATGGTTGAGTCGCGGACTCGATGAGGATATGCGTACCAAGGACGAACTGAAGTGCTTCAAGGTAAGCACTCCGAAACGAAACTGTCCGCCCGCTGTTGACGATTGCAAGCTTCATAGGTCGCTCCAACTAACCTAACTCAATCTATTTTTGCTAGTTGGGAATGCGCGGGAGGCGATTGACCGTTGGCTTCCCGGTCAGGCCACTGGACATCCCGAGGAGCTTGAAGCGCGTCGATTCATTAAGCGGCATGATGTTGTGCTCGAACACTTCGCGGATCTCATCAAGAGACATCTTCAACTTGGTGTACAACTCATTCCAGTCCTTGGTCGTGCGCTCTCGGCCGTCCTCATCTCGGTATGGTAGAGCCGGTGGCAGGCTGAGGAAAATCGGCAGACCGCGTCCGCCGAGCATAGCCCCATTACGAATCACGCTCTTGATCGCCGCCCCGTCGTTGTCCGGCGACAAAATAACGCCATCGCGCGGCCCGATGAGTTTAATCTTGCGCGCTTGCATATCAGTCATATCCGCGCCGCCGGTAGCGCAACATTGTTCACCGAGCGTGAAGCAGCCGAAGATTGACTCGGTCACAATCAAGTAACTGGCCGGTTCGATCTTATCGAAGTTGTATAGGAACTGGCCTTTGGTGACGCCATACGCCTGTTCGTCGGGAAACAGGAAGCGCTTATTGAGGGCTGAGCGCTGTTGCCAATAAACGAGCTGGTCGTACTCATAGTAAGGGAATATGACATCGGCACCGAGATGGTGGATATTAGCGGCCTTGACCAATTGTGGTGATACTCCCCTGGATTGTAACCAGACCATCACCAGGGATGCCATCTTTTTCTGGGTCGTCCGTATCAGCGGCTCGCAACCAACCGGGAGGGCCACGAGCGGCTTCTCCGTGACCTCGGGACGGCCATCAGAGCCATCGGGGCGGCCAGTCGCCTTCGCGAACGCCACAGTGCTTCCGGCGGCCACGGAAACGGCACGAGCAGCCTGGTGATACGAGCAGTCCAAGAACAGCCGCACGAACTTCAGGAATGTACAACTGCGCTTGCGTGTACGGGGATTTATAGGCCCAGCCCATTCATCGCCGCGCCAATCGTGGCAGGTAGCCTTAAGAGTACTGATGTTAAAGTGGTAGCCGTCATCCCCGTCGAACGGATTGCAGATAACAAGTTCATTGCCGTTCTTGCGTGGCTTATAGTCGAAGTGCTTAGCCACCCAGGCGGTGATCTGCTCAGGAGTCGGCTTGTAAATGCGGCTCATCGCTAGTTCCAATACATCAGCGGCCGGCGGCATCTGGCACCGCCGGCCGCTCCTTGCCAGCATCTTCTAGAACAACGTGCCTTCGATCTCTGCGCTGCCACCAGACACTGTTCACATTTCTTGAGGTTATCTGTCGAGAACGGCACCACCTACTGACTGCACTCCTTGTGGCTGCCCAGGAACAAACCGCGCCATCGCGTGCGCGCATATCACCCAGGTGCGTCTCGCCCTGGTCACTTCGACATACGCGATGGTAGGGTCTCGCGATGTGTCCCAATGTGCTCCATCGCAAAGCGTACCTGAGCATCGCTGAGTACCTTATTGGCGAAAATAACGCTCCTGCGGTTGCCCAGGACATCATTGAAACCGGCGGTCCTAAGCGTGTTCGTGTTGTAATCGCGGAAATAAGCATTGTAGTCGGCGACCCGTCGCCCCTTCGAGTTCAGAATCTCGCGGACCGTCTTCTCCGGATGAAGGTCAAACAAATCACGGAGAATAGTAAAGCCGCTGAACGTGTCACAGGACCGACCACATGCCGTATTCACGCCGACATTCGCCACGCCACTGGCCTGGTCGATGACGATGATTTCGATATAAACGGTTGCACCCAGCTCACTTGGCAGCAAGTTGATGAACTCGTCGGCAGTCGGGTTGGCAGTCGGCATAGCTATTCTCAGGCAATATCAAATATGAACCACTTAGAAGCCCGGCTGGTTCCATCCGGCAGGACGACCGTAACTCTGTAACGATAGGTGCCGATCAAGAAGCTCTGGGTGTTGAGGTTCCAGCGCAGCACGAACGGGTTCGCCCGGTATGATCCCTGGCGCAGGCCGATGGTCATTGGGTCAGCATCTACCAACAACTCGCCGTTGCGCGTCTCGACCGAGATCGAGGCGTCGAGGAACGGGATGATTGGCGCGACCAAGTTGTAATCATAATCGTAGAGCGGCAGCGGCATGAGTGACACTTCCAGCGGCCGAGCCTCTGGCTTGTTGAAGTGGATGCTCAACGGCTCGAAGCCGAAATTGATGGTAGTCAGATCATCGACACACGCCCAGCCATCAGGGTAGCACCAGAAGCGGTGGCAGCATTTAATAATCTGGCTGTCGTAAGTTGGGTCATCAAGGTCGCAGCCGACCCCAGGCGAGAAATCGGTGCCGGTACCGGTCCCGTCTTCGTCGCATGGGTTGTCAGCGAAGTAATACCAGAGATCGAAGAAGGCGTTGGGAACCTCGAAGGAAGTCGGCACGTCAAAAGGCAGGTAGTAGAGGCCAGTCGCAGTCTTGACGGCCGGTGACGGATATAGTGAGTCGGTTGGATCGAGAAGCGGCACGGTGGTCAGCAGATTGCTGGCCTCCACAGCCGTTTGATAGATTTCGACTTTTCGGATGGCGTAGGGGTCGGTCGGCACGCCGTTTCGGTAGAATGTGGCGTCCAGATTGACAGTTTGCCCGCGCCGAGCCGCGATACGCTTGTTCGCCATAGTAGTCCTCCCTCCTATGTTTGAACCCCAGCGGGTTCGAGGGAGAGCGGAGCGTTATGGCGAACAAGCTATCAGCGCGGCAGTTGGTGACAGAGCCAGTCGATGTCAGCAGGCGAGAATAAAGCGACCTTCTCGCTGGTGAGGTTGAGTACCAACATAAGGTATGCAATCTTTTCTTCCATGATTCACTATCGACCTCTGCTTGGCATTGAAACACTCGGGACTGAGACACTCGGCATCGACATACCTGGCACACTGGGAACACTCGGCCGGGACACGCCACCAGCGGCCTCATTCTCCCGCTTGTTGCGCTCTTCGATCTCCTTCTGAGTGCGTTTGAGCCACCACGCCCGCTCTTCCGCTGACATCTGGTCCTGCTCGAACAAGCTCAGTTTGGCATACTCATGCAGTTGGAACTGCTCCTCCATGAGGTGCTCCCAGACGCGGTCGAACTCCTTCAACCGCTCGAAGTAGTCTTCGTCAGACTCCGCGCTTCTGCGTCGGCCGAAAGAAGGACTCCGTGATAGGCAATTCCACGGTGAACTCCTGGCCGCATTCTGGGCAGTTAAGGGTTACGGTTGTCTCGATACCAGGTGAATATTCGCGGAGCCACTCACGCACGGCCGCCGTGTCGGTGGCGTGCATCTTCGGCACAAAGGCCGAGATGCGGGCGCGATCGGGCACGCCCATGAGATTGACGATGACGAGTTGTAAGTTCTCGGTGAGCGTGTCGTCGATAGGCGTCTCCTGCTCCATCCGCTCCTTGAACGGATTACGGCGCTCGCCGCCGGCCCGCACCGCCGGGGCCGCGAAAGCCCGCTTCTTGGTCCGACGCATGGCAATCATGTTGTTGGTATCGCGCCCGCGCAGGAAGCGCAGGCCGACCCAGAAGTCGCGGCCGGTGCACTCCGACAGGTACGGCAGCGTGACCTTGAACGGTTCGGACCCGAGCGAGGGGTCCGCCTTCTTGATCGTCTGAGCGAGATTGTTCAGGTCGTACGTGTGCGTGCTCGTCTTCTGGCACTGCGGATTCGGGCAGGTGATAGCGAACTCGTACATGTTGCCGTGGGTGATGCCACGCAGGTAGTATAGCAAGAAGATGCGGTCGCCGACCAGTAGATCCATCGGGTCGAAGGACGGGTCAGGGAAACGGCAACACTCGCGGAAGAGGTAGTCGATAGACTGACCGCTTTGGGCGAGACGCTGAGTAGCCAGGATCTTTTCGGCGGTCTGACCCATGGCGCGGACTTCGACTGTCTGCGCCGGCCAGCCGTAATAGAAGCCCTGGCTGGGGATCATGCAGATCTCCCAGGGGATAAGCCGATCCGGCGGCATCTGGAGGATCGCATCGACCAGCTCGGCATCAGAGCTGCCAGGGCCGACGACGCTTTCGAGCGGGGCGCGCCGTGCGCCCAGCGGACCATCGGGAGCCTCCGATGGCGGCCCGTCCGGCTCACCGTCCGGCGTACCGCCGGCAATGGTCGGGCCGCCAGGCGGGCTTCCGGGCGGCTTACGCGGAGGCTGGTGCGAATGGTGGCCGCCGAGGTTGATCTCCTCTTCCAAGCTAACGTCAGTTGGTAGATTGGTGTTATCCGACATCTCTCACCTCTTAGGATTGGTGAACCATATGCCAGATATCTACTGCCAGGGGTGGTCGGGACGGACAACACCTATCACGTCGCATTACGTATCGGCTCATCATCAGCCCAATCGTAGATGAGCGTGACTTCCACGAGTTTGACATCCGAATCAGTGTACGTAAGGTCGCCAACTTTGACATTGCCGGGCCAAGAATTGTAGCAGACCCAAGTGACGGGCGAGTTCCAGTCGAAAGTGAGCGATCGCAAGATCGACGTCTTTTTGTAGATGTCCGGGTTGACCAGCCCGTCCTCGGCCGTCCAGATGTTGCGCCGCCAGGCGCGGATACGGTCTGACAAGCCAACCGTGTCGTACCAGGTGAATTTGATGTCATTCCACTTGATCGATTTAGCGAACTTGTAGATCAGGCTCGCGCCCTGGACCTCTTCTTTATCGAAATCCCAACTCGGCAGGCCGGCTTCACGCAGATAAATGAGTGGGAGGCGGTCGGCCGGTGGGTTAGCACCGATCATGTCGCCATAGATCTGTTGAACTTCCCATGTATACTTGTAGTATGGCTGCACCGATGATGGTGCTCCCTGCCCAAAGCCGTTGACTACAAATCCTGGCATAACAACTCACGATGATGTTGCGAGGCTAACATTACTGCCGCCCGAATTGTTACTGAGACTGCTACCAGAGACGATAGACCCAAGTGCCATGGCAGCTCCTGGTGCCGGCCCGCACGGGACCAGGTTCGGGTCCGTAACACTGATACCGCTTTCTTCCTTGACCTTATCTACAGTGAAGTTAACACTGATCTCGGCAATACTATTATCCGCGAAATCGAGAGTATCCGGACTGACCTTGTTGGGCCAGACGCCGAAAATCAAGTGCTTGTACGCGGTGTTCCCATGACCATCAAGAATGTGAATCTCACCGTTGCGCTTCAGAACGCCGGCTGGCGTTCCACCACCGAGGAGCCGCGACTCACTGAGGCGCAAGAGATTATTCGACCACCAGTTGTAAATCTCGCGTGCTGCCCAATCACCGTTATTATCGTGCACGCGGTAGAAGTTGATTTCACACTGCTGGAAGCGGTGCTTCCCAGGCAGGTAAATCTCCTCCTGCTTGTGGTGCATGGTGATACGGTCGATCTCCACCGCTGGGAGTACGACCTTGCGGGCGAAGAATAGTAAATCGTTGCTAAGTGGATTGAAGAGACGGACGAGGTAACGGTGTTTGCGCGAGACTTCCTTGATGTTGTTCGGGCCGGTCCCGCTGCCCCCGATATTGAATCCTGGCATTGCTCGATCCCCCACCAGCTTCGGCCATGGTGCCCCTGGTTTTAGTTACCCTGGGACAGGGTTACTTTTAACCAGGGGTACCATGGCGTTAGCACATGGAGGTCGCGCCCTTCAGCATACCACCGATATTGAGACAGGACCGGATCGCGCGGTCGTAGCGCATCTTGGCGACGACGGTAAGGATTTCGTTGGAAGTATAGTCCAAGCCTTTCCAGTCAACTTCGGTCGGTCAGGTGCCGTACATCGTCCACTCATCGTTCGAGACGCGCATGCCGTTGAGAACGGCGAGAGCGGCGGTCTTCTTGTAGGGCGAGGGGTGGGAGACGAGGACATTCGAGAGATCGACCACCGAGCCGAGCCACTGGTAGATGCCGAGCGAAACGTCGGGGTTTTGCTCGATGTCGTACCAGGTGAGTTCGATCGGTTCCCAGGACTGCTTGCCGGCGAAGTAAACGGCTTCCTGGTTGTGGTCCATCTTCGCTTCTTCGAACTTGAACTTCGGGCGGCTGGCCGTCTTGAGGAGGAGAAGCTCCGCCCGTGAGAACTGGCCATTGCCGCGCCCGATGGTCGTGAAGACCCAGCGGTGCACACGACGCGGCTCGACCAAATTGCTGGTCTGCGCCCCGCCGAAGCCGCCGATGTTGAAACCAGGCATGGCTCTACCTCAATGATAAGTGTCGCAAAACTCCATCCTAGATTTTGTGACAGACAAAGTTACCGGATTACGTAAGCCGCCCGGATGAAACGCCATCCGGGCGGCCCGTGTTAGCTTCCGACGATGCCGCCGGCCGCCAAGACTTCTTGGGCCGAGAAAGACGCACCAGTCTTGAGCACGACCACGTTCAGGGCGACGAACTCAGCCGCCTTGGTCGGCTTCACGAAGACCGCGACCCACAGCTCGTTGCGGTCCACCCGCTCCGGGGTGTTGTTGGTTCCGTCGCAGACCACCTTGAAGCCGGTCATACCGCGCCGCGCTTGGACGTCGGCCATGAACGGATTGATGGTCGCCGTGACCTGCGCCTGCAAGATGTTGTCGTTCGGCTCGAAGAGGAAATTCCGCAGTAGCCGCGTCAGGTTCTTCTTGAGGAAGATGAGCAGCATGCGGACATTCACCCGGTCGAGCGCGGTCGAGGCACGTTGCAGAGTCCGCTGGCCCCAGATCGTGATACCGTCTTGCGGGAAACTCACGATTGGGTTGACCGCGTTGCCCGAACCATAGAGCAGGTTCCGCTCGCCTTGGGACGGAGAGTACTCCACTTCCAGAGCGGTCAGCAGCCGGCCACGTTGCAAGCCGGCGGGAGCAGTCCACTGCTCTGCCACCCGGCTGGTCCGGCTGAAGACAGCCGCGACGTGACCGGACGGCGGAATCCAGACTTCCTGGCTGCTGAACTGATCGAAGATCTTGATCCAGCTCCAGTATAGCGCGCCGTAGCTGCTATTGATGGAGTTGGTCAGATCCGACGTCAGCATGCCATTGTGCCAGTCCACGACCTGCTGCGGGCGGAGACCAAAGGGCGGGTCCACCAGGTAGAGGACGTCACCGCGAGCCTCGCACATCTGGAGGCACTGCCCGATGACCGCACCGGACGAGAAACCGGGGGTGATGAGCAGGTTGATGTCGTATGTCTCGGGATTCTGGAGCGCGAAGATGCCAGAGGACAGCGCCGGGTTGCCGATGAGGGCCGCGTCCAATTCCGAGGATAGCGCCGGGTCGGCCGGGATGCCGTTGGCCATCCCAGTGAATTCGCGGCCATTGAAGGTCGCCGGCTGACGCACCGTATAGTCCGAGCTGTTGACGTCGAACTCCAGGAAGTCCGGACGGGCTTCCCAGTTCACGTAAGCGTTACCATTCTTGCCACCGATGCTGCTGCCAGCATTGATAACGTTGGCGATGTAACGGGCGGCGTTTTTGTCGAAGCTGATATCCTCGATAATGTCGAGCACCAGGCCCGTCGAATCCTTGATCGTCAGCTTGAACCGACCAGCCGTCTCACCGACGCCTTCCGAGAAGATTTCTAGGGTGGCGGTGTACCCGTCCACCCAGGTGCCGGCGCTGGTCGCCACCAGCCAACCGACGATGTTCTGGAAGTAAGCGGTGTCGTTGGCGCAGTCGGAGCCGGTCGGGTCGTCCACGCACGACTGCGGTGTCGCCTCGTCCGATTCCGAGGAGTCGGGTAGGCTGGTCCGGCCGTCGTAGAAGCCACGGTAGCCGCGCTTGTAGGGGAAGGCGACGCCCGTCTCCTCCGCGAAGCGCAGGGTCTTGAGGTTGCTGTAACTCGCCATCATCTGGAGCTGATCGAACTCGTGTGCCAGAGTGGTGATGAGCAGCAAATGGGTTTCGCCGCCTGGGACCGTGATCGCCAGAGCATCGAAGACCGTGTCGCCGCCGATCACGCCAGCCGGATCGATGTTGGCCGCGAGTTGCGCCGCCGTGATGTTGGTGCCGGTCGCGATTGTAAAGTCGAGATTGACCGTCTCGTTCTCGCCGATGGCCTTCATCACGATCTTGTTATTCTGGGTCGTGATGGTGTACGGCGATTCGTTCGCACCGAGGAGGTACGAGCGCGGGACGTCGTAAGCGTATTGCTGCTGGCCGACTTCCTTGGCCCAGCCGCTGGTGCCGGCGAGTTGGACCCAGCGACCCGAGGCGGTCGTGCGGATTTGCGGAATGACCAGTCCGTCCGAGGTCGTGTAGGAGATCGCCAGGTAGTTCTCACCGGACAGGATGGCGTTGATCGCAGCCACCAAGGCCGATACGCTGGTGTAAGTCGTGGACGGCATCGTGTATTCGCTGCCGTTGGTGCCTTCGACCGAGAACGTGAACTTGCGATTGTCTGGGGCCACCGTGAAGGTGAACGTGTCGTTGGTCGCAAGCACACCAGACGTCACGCGAACCACGGCCGTCAAGCCTTGGCCAATGCTGATCGGCTGGGACTGGCCGAGGATGGCCTCGTCCAGCTCGCCTTCGGCCACGATACTGCCATCCGAGGACCGAATGACCTGGAAGGTCGCACCGTCAAGGGCAGCGCTGCTCGACAGGTCGGGATCGCCGGTGATAAGCAAGGTAAAAGCGTCATCACTGTCGCCAGTGTAGGTGCCGGAAACGATGAGGGTCGCCGTGGTGTCGCCGTGGGTGCTGCTGCTGTCGGCGTCGTTGTAATCGACGCTGCTGACTGAGGCCGCGTGGAAAGTGACCGGGTTGTCAGCATTGACCTCACGCAGATTGATACGGCCGTAGTCGATGCCAGTGAAGAGTGGGATGCGACCCCAGCCCTCCAACTTATTGCCACTGGTGTCGATGGCAATGTCGGCAAGGTCGGTGTCCTGACCGGCCTCTTTCTCGACGCCAATGCGCGTCACGAAGCACTCATTGCCTTCTTCGAGGTAAGCCAGGACGGCGTACCCCAAATAGCTGGCAGTGAATGGTTCACCGAAGATATCGATGAACTGCGCGGACGTCGTGATGAGCGTCGGTGTGTTCATCGGCCCCTTTTTGGCGGTGCCGATGAACGCCGGCCGCAGCGTTCCGGCCGAGGACGGCAGAACGCTCAGATCGACTTCTCGAATGAAAACACCAGGGCTGAGGAAGACTGCCATGCTTATCCGCCTTTTTCAGTTCGCGCAGGTCAGCAGTCCCAAAGGTAAGATCGTCCGACCTATCTATCTTTGGGCGTCCCTGACGCACACCTATTGTGGTTCACCTTGGTCTGGTGTCGGTTCAGTTGCGTTATTTTTGCCCAGCAGCCGCCGTTTCGCTGTCGTAGGTCACCTTCAGAACGCCACGGGCTGACAGGTTCGTGACCTGCTCCATACGCAAGTGATCTTTGGGCAGCAAGACGCTCTTACCGGGATGCAGGTGGACCTGCTGTTCGTGCAGGTAGAAATCACCTTGAGGTGGCCTCACTTGGATCGGCAAAGTCTGCCGGCCCTTGTTGTAGATTCGCACGACCTCCGTGCGCTGCCGCTGTCGTTGTGTGGCTGCCATCGAACTCTCCTGGAAGCTGAGTGTCAGAACGCTCTATGTCCCAGAGCGGAAAAAAGTACGTCACCACTGTCATCTTTGACCGACAGGACATGCCCGAGTACCGTAGGCACCAATCTCTCGGGCAGTGGCAACCATGCCTCAGCCGTCATCGAGAAATCGTACTTGATAAGGCGCTGCTGGTCAAACGGAGCCTCCTTATCACTCTGGTCATTTAGACCACCGAAACGCAACGTCACATCGCCCTGGATGTGACCATCAGCCATCCGGAAGACGGCCAACGGGTTGAAGCGCGTCAGCACCTGATATTTGATGAACTCCGCGTCTCTCTTGAATTCCGCCCAGACGCTGAACGTATATTCCACCAACCAAGGCACAGGCCGATATACCAAAATCGCTCGATCAGCCCGTTTGGTTGGATAACGCACGACCATCGGCATATAAGCCGGGCTAAAGCGATCCTTATTGAATTCGACTTTAGCTTGATTCAATGACCCAACTGGTAGACGCACCCGGCCATTCATCAAATCATCGCGCCAAATCAACAGTGTCGGATCGCCGCCAGCAACTTTCACCCGGCAGAACCGGTAAGCATCGCGCGTCGGCACACGCATCCCGGACCAGTACATTTTGAGTGCACCATCCAGTGCGTGAAAACCGGGCATAAGGAAATCTTCAACGTCGTTCGGATCGATGACCGGGCCGCCGGTATGAAACCGAGTTCGGCCACCCTGGGCATGCGATAGTTGCTTGAGAGTGGTAGGGAACTGGCCCGGCCCCGGCGGCAGCATCTCCGCCTGAGGCAGAATCCGCAAATCGGTCCTGAAATCGTACAGTGGCATTAGCCATTCCCTTAAGTCACGCCTACCGTAGCTAGTAGCTTTAGCATCAGCGGCTTGCTACCCAGGCGATCTTTATAGAAGCGCCTGAACACATCTTTGTAGGCCGCCCCCTCCTTGTTAGACCGTTGATCGGAAGTCGGTGTCTCCGACGTCACAAACTTGGTTTCGACCTCAGAGCTACCAGGAATCGGGACCTTCGATACGGATAACTTGAGTGGTGGTGTTTTGCCGTTATTCTTACCAGCAGCCTCGGCTAGGCCTGCTTGCACTTGGACCTTAGTGGCCGTAGCGAGGTGTGTGAGTAAATGCGGGAAGGTCCGGTCCATCAGGTCCTTCTTCATCCTCTTCATCATCTCAGTCGCTTTGACAAACTTCTGTGCCATCGCTCCTACTCGTCAGGATAGTCACCGAGCACAACACCCTGCTGGTCGCCGTTAGGATCGCGCGGGACGATATTGATGTCTCCAGATAAGCTCTCGCAGTTGCACTTGGCATAAAGCCAGACGTAGCGGTAGTTGCCAATAGGCGTGAAGTTGATGATCCGGAAATATTTCGGCGTCACATTACCAAGGGCATTGAACGGCACGTAGATCACATCGCCCTTACGCAGAACACGTTCACCGAATTTCTGAACCAGCGTCTGCATCGAGAAGTACATCTCAAGCTTCACTGGCGCATCACTGCCCCACACCTTGAGAACGACCTCAATTGCCCCAGGCGCGAAGAACGCCTTCATTAGGACCGGCGACCAGTAAGTCGGATCTGGGTCTTCATCCCAAACCTCATCGACGTTGCCATGGTTATCAGTGCGTTGATGTACGTCCACCATAGCCCCGGCGACATTGCACACGTCAGAAGCCATATTCATAGCCAGGCGCAGATCGGCAGAATCGACGTTGTGTACCTGGATTAGCGGGAACTCTCGTTCGATATCAGAGCGATGACCAACGAAACCGCTATCACCGCGAAAGTTGCCACGGTACGGATCAGTGGGCTGGCTGAACTTGTGAATCATGATGCTCCTCCCCACCGAACTCGTCAAGATGTTCTTCCCACGCCGAAATCAAGGAGCCGATGACGTTCCGGCCAATCTCTATGATCTGCGCCCGTGTTAGCTCCTTGACGTCCGCCACATGCTCGATCCTGACTCCCTTGTCACCACCGCGCGCCCGGTAGATGATCTCAGCAATGGCGGCAAATGGAGCCATCCCCCAGAGACTCGATCCTGGCAACCAGACTGGCACCCCAACAGCGGCCCCCGCCGCCGTCGCTCCCCAGGCCAAAGCTTGGCCGGCACAGAAAATTAAGAACGCTTGCCGTTTGCCATACCGCTTCTGCAACTGCTCGTAGACTTCCTTGGTCTTGTCCTTCATCCAACGACCCGGCGTACCCAACTTCTGCAGAGCTGTCATTCCGCCTTTCTTTGCAACCTGGTCGGAAGCAGCCACACCTTGCTTTGCTATAGCATTGATGGCTATCGGCGTAGCGACTGCCGCAACATCGGCAGCCGCTTTGGTCAGAAGATTCTCCAACACCAGATCAAGTTTTATAGTGAATGTTGTCACGCCTTACACCGTGTAACCACTAAGAATGTTATTGTCGCCTTCCTCAAAGTACGATTGTACCGGCGCACCACCGTCCTGCGCCCGGCCGTACGGACCTGATTTCTGCGTCTTGAAATCTGGCGACGGGCAGTAACCCATACCGATGATATTGCAATGATCGAAGTTCTCAGTGACCGGGGCTTCTTCCTGGGCCAGCGACCGGAGTACACCGTACCAGTCATCCTCACGCGGACATGGGCAATTCTCGGGATCGAAAGGCGGCAAGACGAACCAACGTTTGCGCGGTGAGCTGAAGTTGGTACCGAACTCTAGCGTCGAACCTGGGATCGCATCGAGTGCATCTTGCAGATCAACGACAGCGTTCTTGCACGACCCCTCTTGGCGTTGATAGACCATGAGAGCAACGGACGTAATTGCGCTAGTCGGCTCACAACCGGGCACGAGGAGCTTGTTGTTACCAAGCACCTCCAACTTGCGCTTGATTCGGATTGTTGACACGGCTACTGCTCCCCAGCTTGTCCTTGATGATGGCCGCGACCTCGCTCAGCTTTTGGTTGACATCTTCAAGTGATGATAAAGTCGCGTGGCGCGGCAGGCTCAAAAGTCGCGACAGCCGCTCGGACATCTCCAACTTAATTTCCCCGCCACCATCACCGAAGACTGTGACAGACACCGTCTCCGGTGTACGACCACCAAGACGAAGCATAACAACGGCCGGCTGATCTTCCTCGTCAGAGAACTCGACTTGTGGCTCAATAAAGTTCAGAAGTGCCGCCATCCTGCGGTCGCCGCCGAAAATCACTTTGGCCGAGCGCGTAATTTTTGAAGCCAGATCGTTCACTATGTTGATAATATCGCCTCTTGCTGCCGCGACAACGCCCTCAGTGTGGAGTTTACTCAGCTTCATAGTCAATCTCCTTACCAGCTAACTCGACATCACCGGCTGATCCATACCAATCTCAAGGCGGCGCTCGGGCGTCATCCCGAAATTATCCTTGATCCTGCGATAATCGCGCACAACGATCCAGGCACCCTGACCGCCTTCATGCATCCCATAACCTGGACCACCCTCGTGCGTCGTCTCGATGTTGCGGCGGCCGACGAGCGGCGCAATCGCCTGGACCCAGCGCTTTGGACTGGCCCAATCGCCCACGGAGATGAAGGCACGCTGCTGGGTTGGATTCCACCAAAAAATGGCCGCATCACCGCCGTCAGCCATGCCGTAGAGCTTAGCACGCAGACGCGGTACCATCCCAACATTCTCGCAGAGCAGTCGCAACTTCATGATGACGGTTCCACAGTGTCGAAAAAGTCCTTGATCGCTTTGATGAGAGTCGTGGCTATCGCGTAACAGCGATGAGTAGCGCTCCAGTAGTAGGTCTTCCCACGGACCGTCGATTTCTTGACCGCTGGCGATGGCTTGCCGTTGCTGCCGAAATGCCAAACCGCCTTAGCGTCCATGACTTTCGTGCGTTCATCATCGCTCAACTTGACAGTATTATCCTTCAGCGTCTTGATGGTCGGTTCTTCATTCAGCACGGCGAGCCGCATTGTCTACTCCACGTCGAAACCAAGTTCATGAGCCTTACGCATCACCCAACCGTTACTGGCACGCTTCCCGTCGAAAGCAACCATACCATTCAAATAGATACCCCAACGTTGTGTGGTACGTGCAAGCGGGCGGTTTCGTTAAGGCCACCGGGGGCTTGCTCCGGGTGTGTTTCGAATGCAATCATGCTACCTCACCACATATGAACGCCAAGTGGCTCGCCCATTTTCGTAGCCTTTTCTGCGATCTCTTCCAGTTCCTTATTGCCTTCCTGGACCAGTGCCTCGCCGTCCGTCTGTAAATTGCCACCAGTCGGCGACGGCATGTTAGCGATCTTGCGCCGCGCCATACCAACCGTGACCTTGGCCTCTGCCAGCATCATATCCATGCACAGCTTCTTGGCCTGCGGACTGCGGAAGTGCGTCACCACCGGGTAGTAGAGCACGGTGACAGGAAAAACGCCCTTCGGCGTCGGGTAGAGGCGGATGAGCTGCTTGCTAGGTCCCTCACCGCCCTCATTGAGAACCTCCCAGTGGCCCTCGGTCCCGAGGACCTTCTGGCTGAACTTGCGGTACGCCTGGAGCAGGTGATAATCCAGAAGCATATTCTGGATACCTGAGATATTGCCGATATTGAATAAGAAGCTTTCTGCCCCGAAGATGTCATCAAGGCGCGTCGTCACCGGGTCCCAGGCAACCTCCTGTACCCAATAAGCATCTCGCGGCATCGGGTAGGTTGGTTGGAGCGGCTGGGTATAGAAGACTGCGAGTTTCTGCTCTTTTGGGAAGTAGCCAGCGATCCAGTCACCAGCAGTACGCAGTAGCGTCTCCCACTGGTCTTCCAGGATCTCTACATCGACAACTGGATGCCCGAGTTTCGTGAGGACGTATTTCTTTATCGGATCACTCGGCAGCTTCAGAACAGCCGGGAGGTCTGCGGGACCGATGATTGCCATGGTATGCTCCCATGTGGGTGCGTGCGGTGGCGACTCTAACCTATAATATCTTTGGACCATGTACCATTACAACAAAAGCGGCAACAACTTCCAACTCGTCACCGATGAAGGCAAGGTCGTCTGGGAAGGTCCCGAAGTCGCCATCTGCTTCGACAAACGCGACGGCACGATGTATCGCCACGGAAATCCAACCATCGTGAACGAGGTCTTTAATTCGGCAACGAGCACATATGTGGCGCGTGGCGTATGCGACATCGCTGAGAGCTTAGTCGTCGTTACATCGGCTGCCTGGGGCCTTGAGCTGCTCAATCGCTGCATCAACATCACCGGTTATCTCTGCCGAATGGCCCGTTACTACGGACTCGAAATCACCCCACCAATCGGCGACATCGCCGACGAGGCCGCCGCTAAATCGCAGAAACGGCACGGCGGCGAGGAGGCCACCCCACCCGCCACCGACCCAGTGAAGTACCCGCCATTTGCACACACGATCCAGGAATTCAAAGTGCCTGTCAAGCAGAACGCTTAACGCGGGAAGTGGAAGCCACGGTCGCCCCAGGTGATGCCCTTGTAGTCTAGACGGAACAGCGTCACACCTTCGTTTGGTAATTCGGCCGCAATAATGGCGTCCAAGATAACCTTGAGAGCTTGCACTTCCGCAGCGACCGCCGATGTCGGATTCGTCTTGAAGCCTTGTGCACCGCCTGCGCCGGTGAAGAACTCACCAGCATGGACAATCTGCTTGTCCGACCAGGGCTGGTCATTGCCAGTATCAAGCAAATAAAATCCGGTGATCATGAGCTGGGCTGGTGTCTCCCCGAACTGCGGCTTCACGGCGCAGCCTGGGTAGTAGTCGGTCATGTCGCCAGCATTCATCTGCGAGACTTGACCGCCACCTGGACGAGCGACTTCGATGTTGCTGCTGCCGATCAGGCCGCTCGCGCCGTCTGCCCCGCCGTACAGGAGGTTGGCGTAGCGCTGTAGGGAACGGACCGTCTCGAAGCGCTTGCCGCGCGAGGCGACAACGCGAAAGTGAGCAGTAAATGGTGCCTTGTGCGAGGACATGCGCGTCTCCTTGGTCCGATACGCAACGGTCCTGGCCCCGGTGTCGTCCAGTAGGCCAGGACCGTTGTTGTGCCTGACAATTCACCCGACCCAATCCGCTTACAGGTCGCGGAGATCCTGGTGCAGGTCGCCGGTGAGGCCGGCGGTGGTGTTGGTGATGAACTTGTCCGCGCCGATGGTGAAGGCGAAGTCAACATTCGCCAGACCTTCCTGCGCCGTCTCGAAGTTGACGTCGTCCTTCGGTCCGATGACGATGGGTTGCCCGTCGCGACCGTAGACCGAGAAGTCCTTCTTCGCGGTATCGCGCGCCTTCACTTCGGTCAGAAGCTCATCAGCCGGCACGCTCATGATGAGCGGACGCAGGCGATTGATGATTGCTCCCACCGACTCGTGCCGGCGCTGATTGCGATACGCGCGGACAGTGCGGAGGACCTTGATGTCCGTGTTCAGAGGTTGTGCACTCATGTTTTAAACTCCCGTGGTCAGTTGCCCGCCATAGCGGGCGCGAGCATCGAAGCCGCGCTATGGTCCCTAATCTACCTTTGCCTGACCGTGGAATTTTTTGGTCAGGGGGATGAGATGTCGCCCGAATTTTCCAGCTTCCGCATAGTCAGTCGCAACTTGCTTCTGCCAGCGGGCCACATCGGCATCCACCATCATCTCCACGAGCTGCTGGAAGGACACCTGTGGCTCCCATCCCAACGCTTTAATTTTGGCCGGATTGCCCAGGAGCGTAGCGACCTCAGCCGGCCGATATAGCGATTGATCGACCTCGACGTGATCGTTCATATCCAAATCGAGTCGCCTGAACGCCAGATCGGCAAACTCGCGCACCGAGTGCTTCTCACCAGTCGCCACGACGTAATCGTCTGGTTTTGGCTGCTGCAGCATCAGGTGAATCGCCCGTACGAAGTCGCCTGCGAATCCCCAGTCGCGCATGGCGTCGAGATTACCGAGCTGGAGTTTGTCTTGCAAACCGAGCTTGATGCGAGCGACCGCGTCCGTGATTTTGCGTGTCACGAATTCCGGGCCGCGTTGCGGCGACTCGTGATTGAAGCAGATACCGGAGCACGCGAAGATACCGTAGCTCTCGCGGTAATTGACTGTGATATAGTGACCGTAGACCTTCGCCACGCCGTACGGCGAACGCGGATAAAGCGGCGTCAGCTCCGTCTGCGGTTCCTCGCGGACCTTACCAAACATCTCCGACGATGACGCCTGATAAAAGCGGATATCTTTGTTGACTAGCCTGATCGCCTCAAGCATACGCAGGACGCCAAGTGCCGTCACTTCCGCCGTGAGAACCGGCTGGCTCCATGACGCCGGCACAAAGCTTTGTGCCGCCAGATTGTAGATCTCAACCGGTTGTGCTTGTTTGATGACTTCGACTAGCGACGTTTGATCGTGCAAGTCAGCCGTCCAAAGGCGGACCCGTGCTGGATTATCGAGTAGCGGTTGGATACGCTCGTAGTTCGGAGCCGATGATCGGCGGACGACGCCGTGAACCTCGTAACCGAGACTGAGCAGATACTCCGCCAGATAGCTCCCGGTCTGTCCCGTGATACCAGTGATAAGCGCAACTTTTTTGGTCATGATTGCCCCTGTGTGCGGTAGGAGGCTTTATGTTTGGCCTACCTACTCAACACAAACGCGACCGACACACAGAGGCAACTTGTCGGCAGGAACGGACTTGAGCGCCGCGAACAATCTCTTGGCCACCTCGACAGTTACAACTTCATCAGCCGCTCCGAGTTGAGCGCACAGTCCAGTCTCCTTGTCCCAATCTCGCATAAGCAGCATCAGATCGACGTGATCGGAGGTCTTGCGTTGCTTGTGCTCAATAATAAGCTTGTGAACAAGCTCGATTGGCTTATTGAGTTCCTTGAGATCTTCTTTACCTCCACCAACAACGATGCCGGCCCGAATCAACTCCGCCAGTGCGGTCGGATGATCGACGCCATGCGTAAACACCTTTTTGCCCCAGAGCCGGTAAACCAATCGGAACGCCGGATAGTAAGATGGCGGCCGGACCCCGCCCGTGTCCGGGTCCACGACAGTCACGATATCCTTGAACTTATCAAAAATAGCCACCATCCGATCCTGGCTCTCACACGCGATTTGACAGCAGACCACGCTCCCAGGCGAGACGCCAACCAAATGATGAACGTACTGAACTATCGCCAGGACGCGCTCGGTCCAACCGTCGTAGAGAAACTCGATTGGATCACCAGCGGCCGGATCGACGTTGAATGGGATATCGGCGACAGTAAACCGACAATAAAGACCGTCAAGTTCAGACTTGAGTTCGATGCGTACTGGTAGCTTAGCCATAGGTAATCACTCCCAACCTAAGTACCAACTACTTGGTCGGGTTGCTGGTCGAAGTAGCAAGAGATAAGTTAGTGGGCGGCCACTTTGGTTGATGGCCGCCCACTATATACGGATGTCGGCCGTGGTCACGAAGGCCACCAGAGGGGCATAGTGATGCCTACCTCTGTGCCGATATCCGTGAATGTTTGGCACTGTGCTTCAAGCCGCGCTACGTCCTGACTTGTGAACTCTGTGACTTTGAAGAATGTAAACATTTGGCTTTTGTGGCGCGCCAGCCGATACCGTGCTTCCGAGACTCCGTGCTTCCGAGACTCCGTGACTATGAGAGCAGTGTGAGCTTGAGTGCTTCATTCCCGAAACTACCGCTGCAGTCAGTAGCTTCGCTGATCGCCGTGAACAATTTTGCCATGCGCTGGAAATACGTGTGACTTTTTAGGACTTCGTGCCGCTGCCTTTGTGCCAGTGCGTGCCGTTCAGACTCATTCGCTTCCGAGACATAGTGCTTGCACAATTCAACGTAGTGACCAGGATCGGAAGCAACAACCGCTGATGACATCAACCGGTCAAGCCCCTTCACCGGGTCATGGATCACCAACGCCCCACAGAGCGCTACTTTCCACAACCGCTCGGGGACGTCGATACCCCAAGTGGTTGTGTGTGGTTCAGTCACGCACGGGCCAACCTTGGCCCGTGCGAAGACGACTGGGACGTCTTTATCTTCGATGTTACCCGCCGCCACCGGCCAATCGCCCCAACCATATACACCCAACTTCAAACCTGGCGTCTTCAAGAGCGGCAATAGGTATTTATCAAGGTTCCGTGCCTTATACTGCCAATAGCCGCCGACGTACGCGACATCAAGATCGCGCGGGAGACCAGGATCAGTATAGATCGTGCTATCACCACCGGTCGGCATCGGCACCCAGGGGATACCGTGTTTGGACGTCCAATACTCCCAATACGGCCGATCCGATTCATGGCCGTAACCAAATACCACAGTCGGCTTCTGATCAAGAGTCCAGCGGATGGCCCCGGCGTTTTCATTGATGCCGTCGATTATTATGCCGCAGCATGGGTTAACATGAATTGCGACCTTGGCCTTGCCACGGTCGCCCGGAATCGGCTGCCTGTGACCGGAACAACCGATGTACAGATCGGGGTCAAACGCCTCCCAGCTCGCTCGTTGCCCGTCCCAGCGCCGGGCTTCGTGACCGGCAGCGTTCAGAGCATTTAACCAGCCTTCGCTGATGTGGCCGTAGGCACCGCCCGGTCGATGTGTCAGCAATATCTTCATATCATGCCTTTGATGGCAGCTTCCAGATGGTCGCCGTAGCCACCATCCCTCAGAGCCGCATAGCGATCTTGGATGCGCTGTTCCATCGGAGCGTTCGAGATCTGCGCACCAAGGACCTTATTGTGCTTATGCTCGTTGTCCCAACCAGGCGAGCGCCCATGCCACAAGTGGACGAAATCCCAGCGGCGGTCTTCTCTCCAGTTACTATTGTGGCTTAGGCGGTCGTAGAACTCGCAGTCCTCGACGCCGTAGCCCCAGAAGTCCTCATGGAAGCCGCCGACCAGCCAATACGTGCGCCGCCGACAGACCAAACTCCCACCTTCGAAATAGCCGACCACCCGCTCGCAGTTGCTCTCGGACTCGACCAGGCCGGAAGCATTGACCGTGGTGCTACAGTCTGGCGTCAGGTACACAACCGTCTTTCCAAAATGGCCGGCGTCATGAGCCTGGAGCAAATCATAAGCCGCCTGAGTATAACTAGCAGGCAATATAAGATCGGCGTCATGGAGCATGAGATATGGCGTCGTTGCCATCGTCACGCCACTGTTGAATGCCTTAGCTTTGTTGAACGGCCGGTCGTTGGACGGCACAAGCAGATGTTTGATGGGACCAACGTCAAGTGGGACTCGACGGCGCGTGTCATGCTCAGCAACAATGACCTCCAATGCCGGAAATCGTTGCGCCTTGATACCAGCGATGACCGTGGCGATAGCCCCGTGTCGCTCCGTGTCTCGGCACGGGATCACGCACGTCATGATCGGTACCGACGAGCGCGGTGACGCCTCGACATAACCGCGCATCGGGTCAACCTCTTCAATAATCCGACGCGCATCACTCAGGTGGCGCTCACGATTCTCAACTGCTGAGCGCTCACTATGAATGCGGAAAAACTCGCCAGATGTTGCTAAGTCGTAGTACCCGGCTGGCTGAATACCATTGAAGTGGACACGGTTCGACCAATCGACGTGCTCCATTCCGTAGATGCCGAAGCGCTCGTCAAAGAAACCAACCTTGTCGAAGACCTCATTGGTATAAGACATGATCGCGCCATGCGGCTTATCCAGGACGCGCGTAACACTGATACCGTTGAAAGTTAGCTGCTCACCAGCTTTGGCCCCGTATACGCCAGGTTGCCGCATGCAGAAGTGCTTGATTCCACATGCAGCCATGGCCCGAGCATAGACATGATCCCAGCCGCTCTTGAGAATCTCAACATCATCATTAAGAAGCAAGCAGCTCTGGAAACGTGCCAGACAGCGCATGAGCCGGTTCGTGTTCCCAGCCACGCCGAGCCTGATTTGATTACGCAGCACAACCAAATCGCCGGCCTGTGCCAGCTCATCGAGATAGACCTTAGTTGCGGCGTCGGTACTAGCATCGTCACTGATAAAGACAGTCGTACGCCGCAAATCAGTGAACTTCCGGATCGATTCGACCAGCCGCCTCAGACTGTCTTGGCGGTTGTACGACAGGACACCAATGCCGATACCATTACTGATCGGGTATTGAGTAATTTTGAGATTGCTACGCAGGAGCTGGGTGGCGTCCTCATTCAGGCGGCGGCCAACGATCTTGTCCAGTGGCTTCTTCGGCGGCGGCTGACTCCTGGCGATCCGCTTCTGCGCTTTCTGCACCCGTTGTGGCGTTTCCTGTCGTTCCCGTTGCACGCCGAGTGCCCGGCGCGGCATTCGGGGCGGCGCGGCACTCGAAGGCGCGGGTGGGGCAGCACGGGTCGTCGGCTGCGGTTGGCCAGTGGCGATTTTCTTATGCGGAACCTGATCGCCGCTATCCCCACCCACCCTCTTCAGATAGCCTTTGGTGACATACCGTTCGAAGAACTCCGGGAGCATTCGGCGCTGGCCAGACCCTATTTTGATTGTCTTGCCATCCGCCCCGGTGAGATAGACAGTATGCCCATTCGGGTTGATATATTCAGGCAAAACTCGACCCTCCTAGCGACCCCACTCAGAAAGAGTTCAGCTGGCAGCGCATGAAACACTATTCATGGGTCAAAATCGTGAGAGAACTACAGAAGTGCGATTTGGTGTGCTCTCACTGCCACCGGCTTACGCACGTCAGGTTCGAACTATGACCAGAACCGCATAGCGTCCCGCTAGTGTGAGGCATCAGCGCCGCACCTCGACATATAGCGGGCAAGCGCCAAGCTCCGGGCGCTCGATTGTCCTGAACCTACTCGGCTTTAGAATCAAGTCGCCGGCATAAGACCCGAAGCCACGCTCGATTGCATCGAGGACTTTATCATCGACCAGCTCGATCTTCGCGACATCCTGGGTCTTCATGAGTTTACCGAAAATATCGCGCACCATCCCAGGACCAGTCAACTTGTAAGGACCGAGCCTGATATCGGTCAAGACCATATCATCTTTACCGATGCCAAGATAGAACTGAGCTTGTTGGATACGGATCAAACGCATCGTCTCCACGAACATCTTGAGGTGATGCTCATGGAAATAGCGGGCTGCCAACGCGCTTTGAGTTTCCTCCTTGATGTCTATGCGCACCCCACGCCAATCGCCATAAACAATACCGACGTCTACGTCATTGTCGGCTTTGTGACGTTCAACCACCACACTGAGACCACCGGTGCCGTAGTGTCTGATGATATAACACAGCAGATTCTTGATTTCGGGGGTAGCGCTGAGCGGGAACAGAGTCGGGTATGGCAGAATACCCAATACCGGCGGCTGGATGGCTGGCGGCGTGGCACGCTGCCGGCCCTTGGTACGGCGTTGCGACAGCGGTGGCAGTTCATCGTCCTTAGACGTACCAGATCGGGGTGTTGTGTTGCGCGTCATGTTTCATCACCGAGAAGTTGCCCGGCTTACAGCTCACAATCTGTTCGAGTTTGACCATCTGACTTGATTCCTTCTGCTCAGAACCAGTGAGCGTGAACAGGAGGAATGGTAAGCCTTCCCAAATGACCGACAGCTCCTGGCCGTCCGGCGAAATGTCGCCGACCACGCCGTACCAGGTCCGGAACCACCCAGACCAGATAATGAAATCGCCAACCTCAGGCGCGTACTGCGTTATCGGCAGAAAGCGCGCTAACGGCGGCGCTTCAACTACCATTCGTGCTTGTTGCTGCCGCTTCGGCTGGCTTGGCCCGGAAGAGTTTGTGTTCGAAGACGTCATATACGAACTTCCCCTCTTGTACGGTCCAGCAGATGCGCAAGCCTTCCCTGGTAGCGTTGAACCATCGTTCCAGAAGCGGATCGACCCAGGCGCGTGCCGTTAGCGTCGGCTTGATCGCCGGCATCATAGCCTTACCATTGACCATGACCGGCTGAACGTCACGCTTCGCACGCTCTTCCAGGTCCACCCGCGACTTGATGAATTCGAAACCCTTGAGAATAATCGAGCGCTTGTTCTGGGTATCGGCGGCAGCACTGACCTTGTAGGTAACGACATGGCCTTGCTCATCTTCGGCCGTCATTTCCGACGAGATCGGCACCGTCTGTGCGAAAGTGCGGCCCGGATCGAGTTCAACCAGCAGGCGCTTGATGTCCCCCAGACAGCGGACCACTGGCGGCTGAAAGATCTGGTCGTCCAGCCTCCTCTCCTGTCTCTCCATCTCCTCTTGGAATTTCTCGTGCATCGTCAACCTCCATCTGGTGTACCACCGCGCCCGACAGTTTAAGTTCGATGTCCATGGTATTTACCCGACCCTTCCGGACTAACTGATAGCGCACGTGCAGCCAATTAGACAGTCGATGCACTAGAAAGATCTTGACAAGGATGTTGTCCCACGGCAGCAAACCAAAATAATCACCAGGCAAGGTCCAGGCCGTCAACATCGATGCCCAAACACTGGTACAGTACCCGCACGTCAACAGCTCCTTCAGGGCCGTGTGATACCATCTGACTTTGCTGTAGTCAGCGTCGGGCGGGATAGCCTTCTTGGCAGCCCATGGCCGTAGACCGATAATATCGAGTAGGGAACTGCTGACCAGAATCTCTGTGACCGCCTCAACAGCAACCACGACGACGGCCAGACCAACAGTGAATTGAACTAAGAAGGCGAGAATGTTCCACAGGTCGGACATTTGAGCTTCTCCACCCCTCGGACGATAACCACGGCTAGCGACCTCTTACATACGCGACAGATGCGGTTCTGCCCAGGTCGCTGTGTCGCTCGCACCGAGGGGCGTGCAGCTATAGCTGTTCGTGCCGCCGGAAGAGTGGCGGCAACCGCCTGGCGTTCAACACGCTGCGGAGCAGATTTGTCATTGCAAGCGCACACTATTGATCCCTGAATTGGTCAACGTCGCGAGCAGAGCGCACACCAGTCAGAACGCGCGCAGATTTGCGTTGTACCACCACTGGCGTCCGCTCGACCTTGATAGGCACAGTAGCTTGTGCGACCACCGGTTTGCCTGGCGACCGAGCCACTCGTATCTGGCCACCACCGCTACCGCATTTGCAGCTCATCGCATCACTCCTCGGCCTCGTCTTCGGCCTCGTCCTCTGGCTGGACACTAGCCAATTCAGCCGCATCGGGGAACTTCAAGAAGCTGGAATCGGGTGCGACGTTCGCGGCGAAATCGCGCCAGCGACAGATGAAGACCGGATCAAGAGGAAGCTTGACCAGCTTCTTATGTTTCTTCGAGTGAGAGACGTTGCCCTCGATATCGCCGAGCCAACCGAACGCATCAAAGCGCAGATGCGGAAACCAGAGGCTATTCCAGAGGCTGTCACCGGCCACATCACTATAGGTGGCGACGTAATCAGGTGGCACCGTCCTTGCTAGCACCTGCTGTGAGAGACCGGGCAACAATTGCCTTGGTCGCAAGACACCTAGAGCTTTGGTTGAGAACGCCACCCAATCCCAGTTCGGGTGTGGCTTGAAGAACATAAATGGCAAGATCGGTCGCCGCATGTCGCCGGTGACAAGCTTAGCATCGTAGCAAGCCTGATGCCACCATTCAGTGAACTGGCTACCGGCCGGGTTCATCATCAACCCTTCGAAGCTGAAGTCCTTTCCCTTCTTGCATTCGATGGAGAAATGGAAGTCGCCAACGCACGGGATGACATCAGCGACCAACTCGACAATGCGTACCGCACCCTCACGGCCCTCGACTCGGCGACGGCGGAACGGCACACCCGACCAGGCCGTCATCAACCTGGCACAGCGGCGTTCGTGAACCTTCGATGTGCGGACGTTTGATCTGCCAACCTTGCTGAATTTAGCACGTTGCTCAGGCGTCAGTATCTTCTTCGCCATGGTTGCTCCTATGGAATGGCCTGACACCCTAACACAGCCAAGTACGCCTCGCCTTATAGGGCATTCCCATGGTCAACCGTTGTAGGTGATAATCCAGGACTGGTTGATGATCTGAACCTTGTAACCGAGTAGCGCCTCGGCCTTGATGTAGTTCTCGATGGTTGGGAAGCCGGCAGAGCTTGGTGCGTTGGTAGTATCTTCCAAGACACGCATCTCTTGCGTCGTCTGGAGCATCTCACCGATGCTGGCGCTCCTTTTTTCAATGACGGTACCGGTCGCCGTCACTGGCTTTGGTCCGATCTGTGCGATGTGGCAACCGATTGCGGCCATGGTTATACCTCTCAGTAGGGCTGTGCTATCTACTGAGAGGTTTGATTCGTCGATTAGGCGGTCACAGGCTCCGGTTGCGGCTTGACGAGGTCACGGAATGGCAGGATAATCTTGTCGTACTCCTGGAAGACGCCGTTGAGCTTGTGCTTGCCCATGAGCGCCATCACGGCCTTTTTGTCGTAAGTGATCGGTGTCACCATTTGTTTGGCCACATACATCTGGTTGGCCAGCAGGTGCGGGCAAAGACCCAGGTCAATCAGCAGCATATTGCGCAAGAACATTTTTCGATCAACCGTGGCCAGGAATTGTTGAAGGCGCTCGGGCGACTCAGCCATCTGACCACTCTTGACGTCGCCAATACCAGCATAGCCGTCAATCTTGTCTGAGACGTCGCCCATCAGGGCCTTCTTCACGACCGGGTTGCAAGCTGGCTTTTCCGCCCACTTCGACAAACGAGGCTCCCAAATCTTGACATTCGGCATGAAAAACGGTATCTGTGTGAAGTCGCCGTCGCTTGAGACAATGATTGCTTCGTCCGGGTAGACGTTGCGACAGGCCGCGTAAATCAAGTCATCAGCCTCTTGATGCTTCTTGAAATATTGGCGGACGTTGATGACGGCGAACAGGTCTTGAGCAGCGTTCTGGACTTTGATAAGCTCATCGCGCACGTCTCGGCCAGGCAGCTCGCGACTAGCTTCACGTTCTTTGTATTCAGCCAAAATCTGCTTGCGCCAAACATGCTTACGCGGAGCATCCCAGAAGATATGGACGCCGCGCGGCTTATGCTTGTCGAGCCAGGTCCGTATGAACCTGAGCATGACTACGAGGCTGTGGTATTTGTTATCTTGGTTGGCGTAGATGGCCCGGTAGGCACAGTTACGGCCGTCGATGAATAGGTGTGGTCCTTGCATATAACCCCCATACGGAAGTGGGCGACTGCGATCCTCGTCCCACGGGAGAGGGAGCAGTCGCCCACTGACGCCCAACGCGCCTTAGTCGTCGGTGTCGCCCTTCTTCAAGCTGCTGAGGATACCCTGAATATCATCATCATCCGAGTCGCCGACCCCTTCCTCCGGGGCCTCCGGTTCCTCAACCGTTGCCGTTGGCGCAGCAGCCGGTTTCGCAGCAGCAGCGGGTTTGGCTGCGGCTGGTTTCGCAGCAGCAGCCGCAGCAGGCTTGGCTGCGGCTGGTTTCGCAGCAGCCGGCTTCGTAGCAGCGGGCTTGACCGCCGGTTGCACCGGGGTTTCCTCGGCCAGGTCGCCAGCCTCCACCGGGGCGGCGGCTTCTTCCGGGGCGGCGGCTTCTTCCGGTTCATCGACCACCGGCGCGGCTGGCTTCTTCGCCATCTGAGTCGGGACGGCCTTTGCGGCCTGCGTGGTCGCCTTCGCTGCCGGTTTCGCCGGTGCCGCCGTCAGGTCCTCTTCTTCACCACCGCCAACCGTGTCACCCTCGGCCTCATCCGCCGGCACTGTCGGCAACTTCTTGCCGCCAGTCGCGATCGGCTTCTTCGGCGGAGCCGATTCCCCAACATCCTCGGGGGTCGTCGGGGTGATCTCGCCGTCCTCCGCCGCGTCCGCACCGTGCAGCATGGTCTGGCAGAGCTGGTGGATGCGGGCCGGGTTCGGGACTTCGATCTTGCTGTACAGGTCGTGACGGCTATCCAGAATCTTCTGGATAGTCTTCTCGTCGGGGTTCTTGTTGGCAAGCTGCGCGATAGCATGTGCCCCGGCAGCCGCGATGAACTTGGACGACTTGTACTCGTTATAGCTACCGCTCGGCTTGCAGACGAGCTGGAACAGGAAGGCGTTGAACGGGTCGTAGAAGACGCCGTACGCTTCCGGGTCGTCCGCGTCACCGGAATTATCACGGTTCAACGCGGCATACCACACGTCGAAGACCTGCTTCGGCGCATTGTACCACATGACCTTGCCACGGAGTTCCTCCGGGTTGGGGTCCATGTGCGGGAAGTAGATGTTGGCGGCGAAGACGCTGGACGCCAACCACTGACGGACGACGGCGGCGCGCTTCTCCTTCTCGCCCTTGGGGATCTCGTTCAGAGTATCAAAGCCAACTTGGCACATCTCGCACTCCTCGTCGTCATTGAAGAGACGGGGGCAAGCGTGTGGCTTGTTGTTGAGCCAATGTTGTCCGTGCTTGACGACGAACAGATCCATGTCCCTGGACGCCAGCCCACCGGCGACACTATCGCCCTTGGCCAGCTCTGGCAGGACGTAGAAACGGTACTTCAGGATCTCGTTGTTCTTTGCCTTCGGCGGACGGAACTCGAACGGGTCGATCTTGCGACCATCGACCTTCTGGGCCATCTTCTTGCGGATTTTCTCGATGTCGTAGCGTGACGTGGGAGTTGCCATTGGACTGATCTCCATGAGACTGCGAGCAACGGGACTATGAAAGCCTGTTAGCTCTGTGACATTGTGACTCGTAAACGCTGTGCTCTGTGCTCTGTGCTGGTTTTGCTACTTCTGCAACTCACGCTCCTGGCGTTTGAAGCCCGACCGCGAGCGCAACAACTCAGACTTCATCTGAATTGCTTGTACCATATGGTATAGTTTACCGACGTTCTTTTGTAATACTGCGAGTTGCACCTCCCATTTTTTGATCTTGTCATCCGTCTCCACGATCTTGTCGGCCTGCTTGTCGGTAATTCGAGCATTCAGTTCGCGGGCCTTCTTCAGGGCCTCATCAACAAGCACGCCCTTCCGAATTTTAATACGGCGCTCCAGAAGTGTAACCATTGCCCGTGCTTCGGAGTATATCGACGACCACCAAACATATTGACCTGGCACTTGATCCATCTGCTCTTCGAGGCGTTCGTAGTCGATCTCGATGTCGTTGGTGATATTCACCTTGACGACAGTACCATCGACCATCTTCACCTTGAAAATGAATAGTTCGCTCCGGATGATCTCGGCAGGAACGTGCTTTGAGATCCAGGTTGGACGACCATCTTGTTCCTCTCGGTCATCCATTATCCTTGACCCCATGCGCCCCTATCGAATGCCACTGGCTTCTCCAATACGGG